CCGGCTTCAGTAGAACCAACCAGACCAGACTGCCACTTGCCGCTGTTCGCGGCTAATGGGTCGTAAGGGTCTTCAGTAAAGAACTGAAGGAGGTTAGCACTACCTTCGGAGCGACCAGACGTTTTTCCTACAGCTTTTGGCTGTAGTACTGACGCTTCAAACCGATGCAGATCAACATTCCAACGGACCCGTGAGGGCCGTGGAACTAGATCCACAAAGGTCTTGTCACCCCATGCCGTCCCACTCCTCGCAACCAGAGGAGGGCGTAAGCCCTCCCTGCTGCCAAGTGACCTTAGTGCCTCCGCAGTGTGCCACAGCCCCTTCTGGTGAAGAAGGTTCGCGGTGTCCACGCATGACACGAGGGTTGACGGTTTCGAGTCCTCAGGCACAGATCGGATCTTCACAGGGGTTACATCATACCCCTGGAAACCGTCACTGCCGCAGCTTTCACGGAAATTTCGTCCCGTGAAAGTCTTATCGCGGTTAATCCTGAGAAAGAGCTTTGACATTAGTCCGTCTAGGCTCTCGACCCAGCGTACGGGGACTATTAGATCATCCCCGTACACTCTGACCAGACGTCCCAACTTTGCCACAGCACTCGATGAGAATGGCAGACCTTCGGAATGGATACCGGAGGCCACAGCCATCACAAAGAAAGCCAGGCTCTGTATAGGGAACGTTAAAGCACTCCCCATAGTCGCAAACTTACGTAAGCGACTATGGCTGTCTTGCTTCTTGTCCAGAGATTGCGCAACGAAGCGCGTTCTGGATGCAACGATAGCGTTAAGAACCGGAAGGTTCGCCCGCCAAAGCCGCTGAACGACCCAACAAGTGAGTCGGTCCGAAGCGGACTTCAGATCGACCGTCGCGAGACGGCCGGTCTTAGAGGCCTGAATAGCCATATTACCCGACAAGTCTTGTCGCTTGAATGCGATAGACCGGCCAGGGATGCTGGCTGCAGACTCCAACCGCTCATTAATAAAGCATAGGAGATTCTGCTGGCACCACTGGTTCGCAGCAGGCTCCGCGGCAATGAGCCGCGGTCCTTTCTGCGTTTTAGGTACGGCACAGAGACGGCTCGCCACCTCAACTTCTTGAGGTAGCTCATCGTCCTGCCCTAAAAGTATGGCGGAGTTAGACACTCCGTACATGTCCAAGGGGAAGGCCAATTCAAGGTTAGGCTGCCACGTGGGAAAGCGGTATTTATAGCTTTTTCCGCGTCCGTATTCGGCAGCCGCACCTGGTCCATGTCTAAACCGGTAATCGGCGGGCGAGTAAGCCCGTGCAGATCCGTCGGCGTTAAACCCGACGAAATCACCGGCGACCATGTCAGCAACGCGCTGGCAGAGGTCAAGCAAGTTGGTAAGATCGGGGCCAATTTCTCGGCTTCCAATACTTCCAATCGGAGGGCATAGGTCCATAAGAGAACCAAGCTGATTCCGAGCATCAACCACTTCGACGCCATCCCAGATGGGCGGCGCCGGAGGGAGAAGCGACTCGACATCGAAGAACTCCTTAACAGCTGCATAGGTAGCAGCGTCGGAGCACTCCACTTCATGCTTTTTCCACGCCAGTAGTAATTGGCGGAGTAGGAGCACGAAGGTCGGGTCAGAATCTTGCCTTAGACACCCACTAACATCGAATATCTTCAGCCAAATTCCCTTGAATAGTCGAGGGATCTTGGTACCTCCATCCGCCTTAGAAAGCGGAAGCCGTCGGAGGTCAAGGAAGCCATGATCGAGACTCTGGCAGAGTGCCTTGTCAAGATCGGGGAGCAACACTTGAAAGAGTGTTGCGCCATGATTCGAAGAGAGGGTCACGAGTCTGATATAATCTCGCTCGCAACTCTTAGTGAGCTTTGGGTCTATGGCAGTGGCATCCGCGAGGATACCCCTGCCGACTCTTAGCATAGCATCTACGTAGCTCTTAGACATAGGGATAGTCTCCTGTTTGTCCTACGGGCTAGTTCGACACCAACTGAGCAGAATGCTCAGCCCGACTCCACGTCCAGAAGGAAGTGGAGCGTCCTGCCACTACAGGAGCGTTAGCTCAGATAGTTAAGCAGGTCCGTCTGTAGACTGGTGAGGTTGGCCTTAGAGCCGAACTCAGCAGCCTCGTAACCGATTTGCGCCAAGGCGCCGGCACGAGGCACATCATACACGAAAAAGTATTTATTCGTGCGCTCGGGCGTAGAGCCCGAGGCGTAAATGATGTGACGGAACTCGAGGTTGTGACGAAGGTAAGTTTCCTTCGAAACAGGGTCCACTCGGTCATTATGCCGAATGAAAACCTGGTACATCCCATCCGTTTCGTAAAGACGGTATTCGGACGCATAGTCCATCTCCTTGACCCGATTAAGGATCTTGGCGACGGCGTTAATCGTCCAGGTGAAGGTGGCTGAAAAAGCCATGATGCAGTCTCCTAGTGGTACCCGCGTTTCTTAACGATTCGCAAAGATACCCGCTAGGGTAGTCACTTGCTTAGCCGAAAGAAAAGGCTGAGTTGCAGTAATACCAAGTGATCCGAGAGATCTGACTTTAGTGTCATACTCGGATTGTCCGGCTTGCACATCGATAGGGCCCAACACCGACAGAAGGTCGAATGAATGGGTAGTCCGATCGTGTTGCATAACGCAGCAGGACTCGAGGGTAAATTCTGACCTATTCGAGGTCGCCTCGAGGAAATCGCCGACATTGAAGAAATAATCGGCAAACCAACTCCAGGGCAGCAAGTTCCATGCATCGGCTGGCGAAATACGCCAGCCGTGCACGGCTAAACGAGCCTGTTGGAGTACCTGTGACGCGTCAGGAGGGAGCCCGTTAACAGCGGGACGCCATCGAGTGGTTACCCACTTCTTGGACGTTCTGTGCGACGCAATAGCTGCAGTCGCATAGGTGCCCTCTAGAGACCAGATTACAAGTGGAGCAGAACGCTCGCTTGAACTGGCCTGCCAGACAGTGCGCTTCCGTTTGAGTCCGCCTTTAGAGTGGAGAGCAGTTAGCTCTTTTACCCTATCATTGACTTGCTCAGTAAAGTTGAACATTGAGCCAACGTCTCGAAAGAGAGAGTCCCATCCGAAGGTTTGTTCAGCCACACTGTTACGTGGCTTACCTCCCTTACGGTGGCCCCGTCTCTGCAGCATACCGGGAAGATCCCGTAACTCTGCCAGAAAGACAGGGAGACTTACATCAGGCCTACCAGGGTTCGCCCGGGCGGCTGCTTCAGTAGCAGCTTCTGTGTCTGATGGTGGAATAGCGCTAAGTGCTATATGGGTGTACGGGATACTCTGGCTGCCGTGAGGCATACCAGCCCAACTATATACCCCAAACGCGCCGACGCCCGAAACGGAGCCGACACGCGTAATGGCCTGGGTCTCGATATTGAGACCATGATCAACAGGAGTAAACGGCACTTCTAGAGTGTCGTCACAACGCTTAGTCCCCAATGACAACGTCTCCGTTCCGGAGCTGTGGTCAAAGGAATTTTGCCAGTAACCCGAGTGGGTTCCTAGCGAGAGAATTCGCGTTCTGCTGATCGAGACCATCTTTAGCACTACTAGGTAATGTGAGGTTATCCGGAATGGATAGGACTCGTGTCCAGGTGCCCGCGCAAGCGGG